CGGCACTGGACGCCCAGCTGCGCGAGGAACACATCGCACGCCTGGGTGAAAGTGTGCCGGCGATCCGGCTGTATGACCAGCTCTGTAAGGTCGTGGGTGACCGTCCTGAAGGGATCGACGCAGCTGCGCAGCACATCGTTGCGCAGATCGCGGAGCTGGAGCGGATCGCTGAGCTGGCCCGCGAGGACATCAGTGCCAAGGGCCTGCGGGATAAATACCGCAACGGCCGGCAGATCGTGGAGCGGGAAAACAAGTCCATCTCCACCATCCAGCGCTGCATTGAGCAGCAGCGCAAGCTCATGAGCGAGCTGCGGATCACGCCCGCCAGCCGCCGTACTTCACGCCAGGGCAGCATGTTTGATGACGACTTCGATACATTCTGACAACCCGGCCCTGCTGAACAAAGGCGCTCAGCAAAAGGTGGACGCCTTCGAGCGGTCGATCCGCGAGCAGGAGGACGTGATTCGGCGGTTTGACGCCTACATCGATGACGTCATCTCCGGCAGGATCCTCGCCAGTAAGAAGGTCATCGCAGCGTGCAGACGGCACCTCCGGGATATGGACAAAGCTGCCAATGATCCTGACTACCCGTGGTGCTTCGATGCTGCCCTGGCTGCCCGCCCTGTGCGCTTCATGGAAAAGTATCTGGCCCCTACAAAGGGCGCGATCGATCACATGGAGCTGCTGGGCTGGCAGATCTTCGTCCTCTGCAGCATCTTTGGCTGGGTGGACAAGGAAACCCGCCTGCGCCGCTTCCGTGAGGCGCTGGTGCTGGTGGGACGCGGCAACGGCAAGTCCACGCTCATGGCCGGCTTGGCCGCCTTCATGGCTGCCAAGGATGGAGAGCGCGGCGCGGATATCTACTTGCTTGCCAACAGCAAGGAGCAGGCCTCCATCGTCTACAAGGAGTGCCGGCGTCAGATCATCGGATCGCCGTCGCTGCGTCGCAGATTCCGCCCCACCAACGCGGAGATCTTCTACGATAAGACCAATTCCACCATCCAGCATCGTGCATCTGATAGTGAGAGGCTGGATGGCCTGAACCCGCATTGTGCGATCTTCGACGAACTGCACATATACCGCGATTATCTGCTCATCAACGTCGTGCAGCTTGGCATGCTGAAGCGCAAGCAGCCGTTGGCCATCTACATCACGACCATGGGTCAGGTGCTGGATGGCCCGCTGATGGATTTCTATGCCTTGTTCACCGATGCCCTGACCGACGGCCTGCTTTCGCCTGATGTGGCGGACAGGCTGTTTTTCTTTGGTGCTGAGCTGGACAAGGATGATCCGATCGATGACCCGGACTTGTGGATCAAGGCCAATCCGTCCATGGGTGTGCTGCTCAGTAAAGAAGATCTGATCGCGGCATGGAACCGAAAGAAGCTCATCCCCCAGCAGCGTGCCGACTTCATCAACAAGCAGCTGAACATCATGACCGACATGGCGGACGCCAGCTGGGCCAGCATTGAGATCATCGACCGCTGCAAGGATGTGATCGATCCGGAAGTCCTGCAGGGGCTGCCCTGTTGGGCCGGCTACGATCTGTCCATGTCCGATGACCTGACCGCTGCCGTGCTGCTCTGGCCGCTGCCGGATGGCCGGGTGTACATCAAGCAGCACTCCTGGGTCACCCGCGACTATGTCGTGAATGACGACGGCAAAACGCCGTTCACCCACTGGCAGATGCTTGGCAAGCTGGACATCGTGGATGATGAGATCATCAGCAAGGATGTGATCTATGACTGGTTCCTGCATCAGGAGGAAGTCGGCGAGGACATCCAGGTCATCGGTTACGATCCGGCCAACGCCGTCCGCCTCAATCAGCAGCTGACGTCGCATGGATGGATCACGGAGGTCGTGCGCCAGGGTGCGCTCACGCTCAACGATCCCATGCATGAGATCCTGGAATACATGCGCCAGGGTCGCCTGGTGTTTGACCGGGATCCCATGATGCGCTGGTACCTGAACAACGTCAGGCTCCGCAATGATCCGCGTAGAGACGCGGTCACGGCGGTCTGGATGCCCACGAAACGTGTCCGCAAGCGTAAGATCGACGGGTTTATGGCCATGCTTGATGCCTGGGTGGTCTGGGTACGAGCTGGCATTGAGCCGGAGGTCGAGCCGTCGGTGACTGTCTACACATTGGAGGATTTGATGCAATGAGTATCGCAACACAGCTGCTGCAGAAAACGGGGCAGATGCTGCTCAACACTGCGCAGCGGATCCAGAAGCCGCAGAATGAGCAGGCACGGAGCCGCGATGAACCCCAGGAGACGGGCTATGCCGCCGGCTACACCCCGGTGGATGTGCAGCTGCTGGGCAATGAGATGATCTACAGCGCTGTCGCCCTGGTAGCGACCACGCTGGCGTCCATGCCGCTGCACCTGTACAGGGGAGATCAGATCGCCTGGGATCACCCGCTGGAAAGGCTGGTGTCCTACGATCCTTGCCCGCGCACCAATGCCTTTGAATGGAGGCGCACCATGCAGGCGAACGTCTCCAACGCTGGCCGCGCCTACAGCGTCATCCGGCGTGCAGCCAACGGTATCACCCCGGCACGCTTTGAACTGGCGGATCCGGCCCGTGTGATCGACGTCATCATCCCGAAAACGGATGAGGTCTGGCACCGCGTCACCTGGGAGGACGGGGAAGTGGAGTGGATCCACAAGTCCAACATGTTCTCCCTACGCGGCTTGTCTGCCAATGGCGTGCGCGGCATCAGCCAGCACAGCGTCCTGCAGGGCGCGATCGGCTACGATCGCCGGGTGAAGTCATACACCGCAAAGATGATGGATGACGTCAACAGCACGATCGCTATCACCGTGCCTCACACCGGCATGAGCCGTGAGCGCCAGAATGAGATCGTCAAGGAGTTTTGGGAGGTCTACAAAGGCTCCGGCGGCAAAGCGGTGGTGCTGCAGGGCGGCATGACAGCGTCGCAGCTGTCCAAATCGCCCTTCGACACCAAAGCCAATGAAGTCGAGAAGGCCACCAAAAACCGGATCGCCACAGTCAACCAGGTGCCGGCTCACATGCTGGGCGACTACTCCGACACCAACTATTCCACCGCTGAGCAGACGATGCTGGAGTTCCAGCAGATGACGCTGCTGGGCTGGGTGACGCAGTGGGAAACGGAGCTGGATCGTCAGCTGCTGACCTGGGAGATGATCCGTGCCGGCTACCATTTCAAGTTCCGCATGGACGTGCTGCAGCGCGGCGATTCGCTGTCCATGGCCAATAAGCACTCCATTGCAATCCGATCCGGCAAGATGACCGTCAATGAAGCCCGTGCGGAGGACGGTCTGCCTGCGGTGGATGGCGGCGATGAGCTGCTGATCTCCCGCGATCTGACGCCCCTGGCTGTTGCGCTTGAACAGGCCAAGGCAGCAGCTGCTACCACGACGACCGCCAAGAAGGGAGTGAGAAAGAATGGAAGAACTGCGCATTGATGGCGTCATCGGTGAGGACATCTGGACTCAGGGTATCACCGCTGCATGGGTGCAGGAACAGCTGGCCCAGCGGCCCGGCGATCTGACGATCTGGCTCAACTCTCCCGGCGGCGACGTCGTTGAGGGCAGCCGGATCTACACCGCTATCCGCGAGCATCAGGGCCGCGTGCGCATCTGTATCGACGGCATTGCCGCCAGTGCAGCCAGCGTGATCGCCATGGCTGCTGATGAGCTGTGCATGGCCCCCACGGCCTACCTGATGATCCATCGTGCATCCACGATCGCCTGGGGCAACCAGGATGCCATGGATGAGGCCAGCCGCCAGCTGGCTGCTGTCGATGAGGGAATCATTGAGGCGTACCGGCTGAAGACCGGCATGTCCCGCAAGAAGATCCACCAGATGATGGTGGAAGAAACCTGGCTCAACGCCAGGGCAGCCCATGATCAGGGCTTTGCCGACACGATCCTGTACACCGATCTGGATGATACGGAAGAACCTGCAGAGGAACAGCAGGAACCGGTTGCCCATCAGGGCACCCGCCGCTTTGCTGCTGCGCTGCGGCCCGTCATCTATGCCTGCGGCGGGCGGCGTACTCCCCAGCCCCCGCCCCAGGCAAAAGAACACCCGCAGGAACCCGCACCCCCGGCTGGTCTGACTGATGAAGAAAAGCAGCGTCAGCAGGCCCGCCTGAAGCTCTACAACACCATCGGACAACTTTAAGGAGGAAAACAACATGAATCTTGCCCAGCTTCGTGAGCGTCTGCAGAATCTGCAGAACGAACTCAGCGCCGCCGTGCAGGCCGGCATGCAGCTGCTCGATCAGGGTAGTGCTGCACCCACCGATCAGATCACTGCCAACAATGCGGAGGTTGCCCGCATCAATGCTCAGATCACCGCTGTGCGTAACGCCATCGCTGAAGCGGAAGGCCGTCAGCAGTCTGCAGCTATGCGCCAGCCTGTGCCTTCTCACCTGGAGGATAGCATCATCGCCCGCCGCGATGAGATCCGCGCCAGCCGTGAGTATAACCGCGCCTTCTACGCTGCCATCCGCAATGGCTTCCGGCCTGGCGGTGAGAACTACCAGGAGCAGTATCGTCCTCTGATGGATGTGCTGACCATTGGCGGCGGTGATCCTGCTGGTGAGCAGGGCGGTTTCATCGTCCCTGTCGATCTGGAAACCGAGATCACCCGCCTCATCAATGAGCAGAACCCCCTGCGCCAGTATTTCAATGTCGAGAATGTCAACACCAACTCCGGCGATCGCCCCGTGGAGAACGCCGTGGACATGCGCTTTGAGAAGCTGAGCGAAGGTGCCAAGGCCTCTGCCATGACTGAAGCGGATGCGAAGCTGCTGCGGAATGTGCACTACTCCCTGTCCACCTACCGCAAGCACATCCAGATGTCTATGGAGCTGGCCAGCGATGCTACTGCGATGCGGTCCTTCCTCGCTGAAAAGCTCGCCAACGCGAAGGTCGCCACCGAAAACGCCAATCTGCTGGCCTTGCTGAATACCATGCAGGCGGAGACTGTCGCGGCGGATGCTTCCATCCTCGATGCGATCAAGACCGCGCTGACCAAGAAGCTGCGCCGCGCGATCAGCAAGCGCTCCATGATCCTGACCAAT